TGCTCATCTGGCGGGGGCAACTCAACGCCCAATTGGTTCTCAATCTCACGGCGATACTGAAAGCCAATGTGTTCAGAGATATGAGCCATAGCTGCCGCCTGAATGGCGCTAGCCTGGGGAGATTGCCCAACCAACTGAAGGATCTTTGGGTCCTGCATGGCGGTCATGTGAACCTTAATATGGGCTTCATGATCCTGGTACAGGAACGCTTTAACGGGCTTGCCCGTCAAGATTGCCATGTTTTCGGATACTGGGTCCATGGGCTTCTTGTCATCAGCAGACGGGATAATCTTACCTGGATCCTGAACCCCAAGCACGGTCAGCATCTGTCGATGAAGTTCTGGCAGATCATATAACTGAGGCGCTTGTTGAGCCAACTGAAGAGCAGCCTGATACTGAACCACACGCTGAGACAAAGACGCAGCATTCGGGTCAGTCACTGGGATAACATCAATCCGCCCATCGTAGTCAGCAGTGCGGGTCGCATCGATGTCCGTGTCATACTCATACTCACCGGGCATTTGCTCGTGGATAATATCCACAAGCAGATCCAGTTCCTGCTTCATGGAGGCATGTAGCCTTGCCTGCACCGCAGACATGACCTTCATTGCCCGCTCCATGAGGGCTAGTGTGGTGCCGACTGGAGCGTTCTGGTTGCCATCGCCAATCTGAAGATCAGCAATAGAAGCAAACCTGCGGCCTTCTTCCACCAAAGTCCCAAGGAGTTGAGCAAGAACCTGAGACGGCTCCTTATATGGCAAGAAGGTAATGCTGTCCTTGATTGCCCCCGAAGGAACGTCTACGTCCCGGAACTCGCCGGGCATAAGGGGAGTGCTGTCGCCTTTAATACGCAAGCCCCGCGCCTTCAGACCAGCGGGCAAGTTAGACAGTGTACCGGCGTCAACAAGCTGACGAAGAATAGACGTGGCTGACTTGGCAATCCCGCCAACCAAGTGAATCAAACCAAAGCCATAGAACCCAAAACCAGGGATATATGTGTACTGGACAAAGTGCTGACGCTTCAGCTTCAGCGGGTCGTCTTGGTTCCAGTTCCGGTAAATCGACAGGATCGTGCCTGTAGATTTCTCCACCGTGACCACATACGGCAGGGCAATACCTGTCGGCTCACCATCCTTACCAATATCCTCATAGCCAGGGACATCAAGATCAACATGGATCTCCAGAAGAATATGCCGGTCATCCGTGTCTATTTGCTCTTCACCAGATAACTTATCTTTGGTCCTCTGAATGTCATTCCTGTCCGGGACCGGGGTAGAAAGATCAATATCACGGTAGAAACCAATGACTTGCAGTTTGCGAATTTCGTTCTCATTCTTCCGCATGATGTGGGTATAGCGGGGGGAGGTCATGAGATCTGACGCCCCGTATGGAACCACAAACTCTTCAGCAGGAACATAAATGGACGAAGGGCGACCTAGGGTCGGGTCGTAGTAGACCTTCTTAAACGCCGCGCCAGACAGGGGCAAAGCAAAGAGCATACGCTCATGTTCGCTACGGTAGTCGGAGATCTTCTCTGTCAGGAAGTAATTAAGGTCTTCTTTGACCCTTTGTGCCTGACGTTCACGCTCTGGCGTGGTCTTGCCCACAATCTTGGTGCGGACGGGACCGCCTGCGGGGAAGGTCTCCATGATGGACTGAGACTGAAAGCGTACAGCGGCTTCTGAAAGAATAGGGTGGAACACACCACAGGCCCCAGGCCATGGGCTAGAACGGTCTTCAATCTTCAGACCCAGGAGATCCAGTCCCTGCTTGTAGGTCCGTTCCCAGTCTTCCCGCGAGCGGAGGTCTGACTCGAAGTCAGAGATAAGCTGTTGACCAATTCCGTGAAGCTCACGCTCTTCAATATGTTCAGCAAGGTTTGCCCCAAACCCAGGCTCAAGCTGTTCAGAAAGTTCAGGACCGAGGATAACAATGGCGCCTCCATCTTCGGTCTCAATAGAGACGGCGTCTGGATTGACGATCTCAATCTCAAGCCCTGGCTCAGATGAGTTACCCAGAGGATTAAGAGACTTGTCTATGGACACAACATATCCCCTTAATAATAATCAGCGCGGCGCTGCATTGGTGCATAATCCTCTTCGTAGTCAGATGGCAATCTAATAAATCCACCCTGCCTATACCTCATGAGAGCCATAACCACGCTATCCACAAAGTCATCATGGCTTCCATTTGGGAAGGAGGCGCATTCCTCAATTACCTCGTCCGCCCACTTAGTCTCAGGACACCATACCATACCGGATGAGAAGATGTCAGTAATACTGTTTGTCCTCATGATCTTATCGCCAGACGCCCTGGTGGGGGTAAACTCTGACACCGGGATATCCATTTGACGCAACTCATGAATGAGGGGCAACCCCGAAGCCTTACCTTCAATCAAGAAGGTGTCGGGTTGCCACTCCATATAAACCTCTTTGGCTCTGGCCTTGAGTTCTGGAAACTCCATACGCTCCTTAAATGCATCCAAAAGAATTATATTACTGCTTGAACCACCAGACTCATTCTCATTGTCAAATACTCCCCACACAGTAAATGCTGTATAGTCAGATCGATTGTTCTTTGTGAATGCAGTGTCAGCAGATACAATTACATATTCATAATCTGGTGGTGAGTTTTTCTCCCAGCGCCGCCACCATTCTCGTTTGAGGATTGCCCCCTCTTCATTGGTGGGTTGCTGTTGATACTGGGCGTTCCACTTGGCTGTGGGCAATTCTGACTTGAGAGCCTCAAGAGCTTCTTTGCTCCAGTAGCTCGGCCAAAGGGGATTGCCCGAAGGTAGTATCGCGGGCAACTCAATCACTTCCCATTCGGACGTGCCATCGCGATCCATGGAGGTTTGAATTAATCTGCCGGTCAGATCTCGTTTAGCCCACCGGGTCATGACTATCACAATGGCAGCATCTGGTTGAAGGCGCTGGCGAGGACCAGAGGTGTACCAGTCAAAGACCTTGTCATAGATCGACGGGTCACCAATGGCAGTCACAGCCTGCTGTTCAGTATGCGGATCATCAATAATGAATAGGTCTGCACCCTTACCAGCGATTGCCCCGCCAACACCAACGGCGAAGTACACCCCACCATCTGAGGTATTCCACCGGCCCGCAGCTTTACTATCAGACTGCAATTTCAAATTACTAAAGACTTCCTTGTAGTCCTGACTGTCCACAAGGTTCCTGACCTTACGCCCGAAATCCACAGCCAATTCAGCAGTGTGGGTTGCCTGAATAATCTTCTTCCCTGGATTCTTACCAATAAACCACGCAGGCAAGAGATAAGACGCAAACTCAGACTTGGTGTGACGAGGCGGCATATTGATAATCAGCCGCTTACAGCGGCCATCTAACACCCGCTCAAACGCCTCAGCCATGATCTCATGATGCCTACTCTGAATAAACGCAGGCCACATCCGCTTCACAAATGGTATAAACTTATTCTTAGACAGATCCTTATCCTTAGCCTCCTCATAGTCCTCAAGAAGCTTAAGAATATCCCGCTGCTCCTCCAAAGGAAGCTTACCAATCTGGTCTAAGATCTGAGCAACGTCCAAATCAAACCTCTGAAAAAGCCCCTCCCCCAGAAAGGGGAGGGGAAGGTTAGGGAGGAAACAACGAAAGGACGCAAGCCACAGCCTGCGATTACAACCTAGTCAATGCTCATTTGCGTTGGCAAGTATAAACTTCACAATACCACCAACAAACTACGCGACTTACCCGGCTGGTTCCTCAAGAACCCGCGATTAACCAATGAATAAATAAGTCTATGGACATTACTCTTAGACGCAATACCTAACCCAGAACCTATATCTTCATATGATGGAGAATAACCATGCTCCTCCCAGAACTTCAAAACAAAATCAAGAACCTGCTTTTGTCTTTTTGTCATTAGCAATCACCTCCTGCGCTACAATCAAAGCCTTCAATGTGGCAGGACCACACCCAGGCTTCGCCCTCAACTCATCCGGGGTTGCCCCCAAGAAACTGTCTACACCCTCAAACTGCCTCATCACGTCCTCAGCAGAAGCCTCTACACGCCCGTTAGGCCACTTCAGGCTACCCCAATACCTCAAACACCACGGAAGCACCTCAGCAGCCTTTAAAACAGGTTCTACGGGGTGTTTAGTTGCCCTCCGCACAGTGACCATAGACCTCAATGCACGGGCAACATTGTGGCACAACTCCATGTCAGCCACCTCAGCAGCCTCCAGCAAACCATTCAAATGCGCTTCAGCCTCACCCATAGTATAATGTTTATATATATCCTTCATACTCTACCTCCTCTTCCTAACTAGTAACTCTATTACCGAAGTAGGTATCCTCTTACCCTCAATATTCTCCTTAAATACTCTCTTCTGTACCATAGTAATGTACCTTTGCTCTTCTAAATCTCTAGCTTCATCTATAGACATAATACTATTATCTACAGAATACCATTTACCATACTCTGTATAGGCTATTACTACCCAATCCATAGGCAAGTTATTCAAATCTATCCTTGAGTCAGACATATTGCTCCTCAATTACTAAGTAGTTCTAGTAGAGAACAATAGAGAAACATCAGGCGTTTGGCAATCAACTACAAGTTGAAGAAGTTTTGAGCAAATGACCAAATTCACGGGGCAAATACCAACCATTGCGCGAAAAATTTGTATATACCCGGTTGAAATATGGTACCTACAAATTGATAGGGGGTGGTTTCGTATATCAGAGTGATGGGAATTTGGTTGGGAAAATTGAATAGGGGGGGGATGAGGGAAAATATAATCGTTTGAGTGGAATAGGTTGAGGAAAATAAATCGTTTGAGTGGAATAGGTTAGAAGAAATGTATCGTTTGAGTGGAATAGTATGTATGGCGGGTGGGGGGACCCAACTCGCTAGCTGGTGGCCCCCTACCGGGTGGGGTCAGAGGACCCCCCAATCGACCCCTGAGACCCCCTAACCCATTGAAATCGTTGGATTATCCGGCAAGTTTCGCCAACTTCTGTTTGATTTCCTCGTGAATTGCCTCGGGTGTCTTCTCTTCTCGTGTTGTGGTCTCAACTTTCTCGACGAACAAGGAAACGTCTGTCATTTTCCCTAGTAGTTCCAAGGCTTTAAGCCTGACGCTTCCGGGATTGTTCATGTCTTCCGACTCGGTTTCCAGTCTTTGCCTCACTTTTTCCCTGATTCGGATAGAGTTCAGGGCCGTGTCATGCGATGTTTTCGCTCTTTTCTGCTCGATTAGGGCATTTACTCTTGCCCTGACCTTGTCGCTGGCCATTAATCGGCATGCATGTTCGTTTATCGTGCTAGGCGCCATGTTCTGGCAGTCATATGCGGCGCGGTAAGCTTGGGTCAGGGTTTCCCCTCTTACTGCCACCCCTTGGCAGAATGCTTCCTGTTTTGAGGTAAGACCGTTGACGTCTTTACCTTGACCCTTAACCAAGGCCACTACGTTACCGCTTGGGACTACCGCCAGCCTTGGGGCCTTGCCCTTCTTTGCCTTCCCTCTTCCCTTGTCTTCCATAAGCGCCTTCCTGCCAGCCGGAGGCTGGATCCGGGCGGAAAATATCTAATAACCATTCCGCCTTTGTTGCTGATATACACAACATGACCCCTTAACCCGTTGAAAAACAAGCCTAATAAAATTCTTTGATAAATCTTTGCATCAATTGGCTGCTAACCTATTGATTTATGCCATAACCCATTGAAATCATTAGTGACAAAATAAACTTGCATTTAGATTTTACATCCTTATTTTGCGGCTTGTGGCCGGGACGCTTCCGGTCAGGTTCTTTGACAATCAAATACGGTTCCCTTGG